GAACGGCTTTAAACATAACATCTAAAACAGAAGATCCATCATAAGGTAAATTTGCTATCGTTGGTATACTTGCATGAAGCTGATCTTGAGAAGCTACATCACTAACCAAAGAATTGTTTGTAGGCAGAACATCATTTTTATCGCTACCTTGTGTATCAGTAGTTCTAGATCCTTTTGGCGCATCATTATTATCTGGTGTTACACTTTCACCCTGTGCATCAGATGATTGATCTGTGTCTTTACCAGAACGAATAAGAACGCCCATAATGATCGGAATGTTTTCGTCTTCATCAGCATAAAAGCCAACAACCTGAGAATCTTTTAAAAGACCAGCTGGTGTTGCGCTGACACCATTTCTACCTGCACCCGCAGTAACAGGCAGCATAGGTATTGCCCAAGGAAGAACAGAATCTGGAACATTTTGTTCATCATCATGTTTGCCGTAAATACGAATTTGTACACGACCTGATTCTGTCATATCTTTATCGCCAGAATTTCCATCCCCGCGATTTACAACTTTAGCAACAAACCATGTAAAATTAGAGCCAAATGTTCTTTCGGTCACTGATAGCTCTCCTCATATCCACCCTTAACTATTTCCATTTCACAAGTATATCTTGGTTTTATACCAGGATGTCTTACCATGTGACGCAATGCAGAAACTAAGAAAGTTCCTGACAAAGCTGTATCAGTTTCAGGTCCACCAGTAGAGTCAGTTTTTTTCAATATGTTAGCTTTTATCAAAACACCTGCTTTTAAATCTGTGTCTCCAAATACTGCCAACTTGACTGTACTAGAAGCAAGAGCATCCGCATATGCAATTTGTATCGGACTGGTAATTGCTATTTCTGTATTACGTCCAGCACCAAGTTGTTTTTCGTTATTTGTTGGAACTACAGAAATTTTATTTGGCTTATCTTCTTTACCATATTTGTCTTTTAATTTTTGAGGTATTCTGCTGTCTGGTCCAGCACCACTGGTCGTTGTTCCAGAAGCTGGATTTTTTATATTTTTAGATTTGTATTCAAGAGTTTGAAAATTGAATGTTCTATAATCCTGACTCATATTACCCGCAGCAATAGAATCCGACATACTACCTTGTTGTGGTGTTTCAATAGCAATTATATTGTTTACATTAGAATTAGAAAAATCATTACCGATAGCAGAATTTTGAATGTATTCTTTTATCGTATTTCCATCTTTGAAAATTTTTTCGATAGTTTTAAAATAGAAACCATCACGGTTCTCAAAGAAAATATAAGTTGAAGATTTGTTTTCTGGTGAAATACTTCTACGGCGAATAAGGTCTATGGCTTGATATGGCTTGGTATTAGGAACAACATATTTCAGCATTCCTTTGGTATCTTCAACTTCAAGATTTTTTTGGCTCTTTAATATGTTTGTAAAAATATCTTTCACCATATCAGAATATTGCTGATTGTCATATTTTTTGCTTACATATTGACTTCTTGCATCAAATGCTTCTTGTGATACACACTCAAACATATAAGATTTAGATTTTTGACCTGGAGGTGATTCTGAATCTTTTATCGAGTTGAGAACAAATTTATATTCTGCTGGCTGACCACCTGGAGTACTAAAAACAAAATCAACTTCTTCGCCGCCAGCCAATTTGGCAGCACCAACTATATCTGTACTGTCAAGCACTCCAATATAAGCTATAATACCAGGAGCAAATATACTCTCATAAATGTCAAATGTAAGAAAGCTTGTGGTAAGATCTATATCGCCAGAGTTATTTGACGATATTACAAGTTTAACTACTGAAACATCTCCAGGACTATAAATCATTGTTTAAGAAGTCTCTTCAAGTCAAGCGATGCTTGTTTTGAGAATTTTTGGCTCAAAACTTTTATTTGTGAAGATTGTCTATTCTTTAACATTTCTACATCATAATAAGATATACCACTCCAATAAACTTGCTCTGCCAAATCGATATTAATTGCTACCTCATTACTGGTCAAAACATTTACTGTGATGTTATTGATCGAACCTGTTATAGAATTAATTGTATTTGCTTGTCCATAAACATGTTGGACTCTCACATAAGAACTATTGGCAAAAAGCACCTGTGCGTTAGCAACAGTTACGTTAGAATTATAACCCAAATTTACTTTTTCATCTATTGAAAGAGAAGCGTCACCATCAGTAGTATATTCCCAAATTTGATTGGTATTAACTGCCCAATCTATCTGTGTTCTTCTATATTCTAATATAGCATTCCCAACCATTATTGGTTCATAATATTTTTTCTGTATATCTATTAATGCATCATATTGGCTTACTGACAAATTAATGGGGTCATTATACCAATTGTTTTGCCAATATGATATTCTGTTTTGTGCATGTTGGACTGAGCCATATTTTTCTACAATAAATGTGTCAAATGTATAAGAATCCATATTCCATTGATAATATGGGTCAACAATATTATTTGACAAATAAAGCAACCATGACATATATGGGTCTTTATAAATTTGATTTGAGATCAAATCTGGTCTAATATATTCAGGAACATCAGCTGTATAATAATAGTCTGGATTATTGTAAATTCGGTCAAGCACTTTCGTTCGTGCCATTATATTGAACGAATTAGAACCATTGTAGTTGATTATAGGAAATTTTGAAAAATATGTATCAGCCATTAAATATTCCTTACACCAAATGGTAAATCTTCTTTTAAGAAATATTCTACTTCTTGCATATCTACCTTTATGTCAACTGCGGTTGGATTACCATCTTTATAGAAAGAAGGTGTTCCATCGGGTGCATAATTGAATGTTGCGTTTTTGATAACTGCTGGTTTAAAAGGATACAAACTTCCTGCTCCCGTAGTTGCATAACATTGTACAATACTTGGATAGGTAAGAAATGCACCAGTAGATCCTAATGTTTGTCCTGGAAGCATATTATATCTGATAGCACTTATAATATCCATTAAATTGCCAGTTTCTGTTTGATTTTTTGGAAAAAGTCTCCAAGAAAAACTGTATTCTTTGTAGTTTGGATTTTTAAATAATACAGTCATAAATGGGTTAGTTGTTACACCAGCAAAAGCTGAAACTGCACTAGAAACTGTACCATAGTTTTTTTGAGCTAAATTTGATGCAGCCGCTGTTGCAACTGTTGCTGCGCTGTTAAAAATATTGCTTCCAGCTCCTACACCTGCTATAGCATCTGCAGCTGCACCTAAAGCAGTTCCAAGTTCTTCTTCTGCATAAGACACATTATATCCATCAGAAAGACTGTTTGGTAAAGGTAATCTTACTGATCCCAGAGCATTTTTTTCTGCAACCTGCATTAAATTCGATCTAGAATATTCGAAAAAGTACATACTAAAATAGTATTTGTCATTTAAATCTGCAGGAAATACTAATGAATCGCCAATCGAAGTAACTGCTGGATTTATGAAATTTGATAATGCGTCTAAAGCATCTTGTACTGCTGCCATGGAACTTCCTAAATATTGTTTTATAATATTTATAATAGATTTAAAAAATGACTTATAAAGGTACTTTCAAACCAAGAAACCCAAATAAATACCGTGGGGATCCGTCAAATATTATTTATCGTTCCAGATGGGAATATTTGTTGATGGATCGGTTCGATAAAGATTCTAATGTTTTGTGGTGGCAAAGCGAGGAATTGGCTATACCATATCGTTCTCCGATTGACGGTAAAGTGCATAGATACTTTCCTGATTTTTTGGTATATTTAAAAGACCAAAATAACACGAACAAAACTATAATGGTAGAGGTAAAACCAGCTGCACAAACAAAACCACCTATTTTGAAAGAAGGTCAAAATCCTCGATCGAAAAAATATATAAATGAGGTGTGCACTTGGGGTGTGAACGATGCAAAATGGAAAGCAGCAAAAAACTACTGCGCTGATAGAAAGTATGAGTTTATGATAATTACGGAAAAAGAGTTAGGACTAACCTTTTAATGGCATATATATTTCAAACGCTTGCAAATAAAGCATCTAAAGCAAATATTCCTAATGACTTTAGTCAAGAATCCATAGACTGGTTTCGAAATTCTGCACAACAAGTAGCATCCGTCAGTGCACCAAGATTAATGAACGATAAGAAAAACATTGTTCCAAGTTTAACTGTTAAAAACATCGGTCAAATGTTTATGTATTTTTACGATCCAAAATACAAAGAAACTTTGCCCTACTACGACAAATTTCCTCTAATATTGTTGGTCGATTTTACCACAGATGGTTTCTATGGTTTAAATTTACACTATTTGCCACCGAAACTTCGTGCAGAACTTATGAATGCACTTTATAGTTTAAAAAACAACGATAAATATGATGATACGACCAAATTGAAACTTTCTTATAATGTTTTAAAAGGTGCATCAAAATACAAATACTTTGCACCTTGTTTTAAAAAATACTTACATGATCATGTTGTCGGT